ATGTGCTTTAGATAAAAAACTAGATTCTAAATTATCATCATAAGGAATACCATCTGGCATTTCAGGTCTTATAATCTCATACTTATCTTGAGTTTCTGGTCTACCTAACTTAGAATAAAAATCACCATATTGTTCTTCAGTCCAATCTTCTTTAGGCAAAGAAATTCTGTCGTGGTAACCTTTTTCCATATGCAAATAAGATTTATATGCCTTATTGCTATCTAACTGATCGTCAACTACAAACTTTTCTAAACTTTTATAAGTCTCTTCATTCCGCATATCCTCTGGTAACGAATCTCTCCAACCATTAGATGCTGCTATTTCTTCTTGCCCTAATAGATTATCGCCTCCTGCTTCGGCGGTCTCGTCGGTCATAAACCCTCCTTCTTAAATTTTTCAATTACTTCTTCTAGTTTTAAATAAACGTGACGGCAACCCTCATTAAAATGTGTCTGATATGGATCTATCTTGCCATTGTTGTCATAAGATATTGTAGTCACGTTGTTGTACTGGGTTTTTAAAAAATCCAGCAATGCCTTTCCGTTTGGTGTAGCTAAACCTTTTGCTATTGAAGCTATAATATCTTTAGAATGATCCAAGCGGTATCTCCGATAAAGTTTCTACAGCAGGTGCAGCTTTGTTAGCTATATTGGCTTGTTGTTCATATTCATTTAAAGCTTGTTGTCTTTGCTCTTGATCGGCTCTTGCTTGTCTAGCTTGAGCTATTGCTTCATCATCAGTTCTAACTTGATGAGGTACACTTGTTACGTCAGCAATATAATCAGCTAAAGCATCTACATCTATATGATCTAATGCTTCAGGCTTAACACTCGCTATAGATACTAAGTTTTGCACCCAAGCTTGTGCTGATTGCATACCTTCTAATCTTTGAGTTTTTGCTATTGGACCAAGATATTCTATATCTATTTCACTTAGACCATTCAATACTTCTGGTGGAGGTGGAAATGCCTCTGTTCTTAACATAATATTAAAACATCTTGTAATGATAGGACCAAGTGCTTCAGCTTCCATCCTAGCTATCTGTGGACCAAGTAACCTCTGTTGCTGTTGTCTGATAGTAATGATCTCTTCAGCAGTCATGTTTAGTTTTTCTGGCAGTATTAACTGGTCTGCTAAATAGATATTACGAATACTTTGCTTTAATTCATTGGCTTTTAAACTACTAAAATCCATTCTACCTTCATAGTTTAAAAACCTCCAACGCTCTGGATCTCTAGTGAAGTTAATAGAGTTAGGATTTAATCTAAATGTACCAAGTATTCCTTCGTCGGGTGCTAATACAGGTGGATCTACAGCTTTACTTAAAGCTTTAAGCTCCATCTGCCTTAATCTATTTAAAGATATAATGTCAGGCATTGCTATATCTGCTGGAGATCTACCCCAAACTTCACCTGTAACCTTTTCAAATCTAGCTACAACAAACGGCAATTCGTTAAACCCACCTTCAGCTACACATAGCTTAGTAGATTTTTCTATGTCATAAGACCTAAAAGCAAATTCTCCTAAAACCTTACTGTCATACATTTCGTTAGGTTTTACACATTTAATTAATTGAAATTCTTTATCTGGATCATCTTCTAAACAATCTATAACAGAGGGAGGAAGTTTATTCTTATCAAACTCTTGATACATCTGTCTAGCTGATCTAGTGTATTCCCAAAATACTGTGTCTGGTTTACCTGTGTAGTCTTCCTCAAAGGCAAATCTGCCTACAGGAACACCTCTAAAATTAAAACCTGAGAAGTTTTCGTCCTTTAAATCTTTTTCTTCTATAAGTATGTTTACAGTACCAAATGTAACAAAATCATAGAAAGCTTCACCCATAACAGTGTAGAAATTACTAGAATGAAGTGAATTGAATATCTTGTTACTAGCCTCTTGGAACCACCAACTAACATCGTTAACATCATTCAAAGCTGACATTGGATGACCAGCAGGTATCTTTAAAGCAAACCACTTGCTTGATTGTGGTATTAAAGCATTCTGCATAGATGTTGCCATAATTCTAGCAGCTTCAGAAGCAGTGGAATCATATCGGTTATTTGTATGCCGTTGGCCTACAGTAACTACGGAAGTATCTACACCCTGTTTAGTTGGGCGTATGTAATCCCGAACATCTCTAAAGAACTGTTCAAAGTTAGTTCTGTTTAGTTCTAAACGACTAAACCTCTTACATATCTTCTCTATACGCTCTTCTTTAGTCATATCAACCAATCAGTTTATTATTTTGAGTTGAATCAGTAAGTAGAGTACCACTTCCAAGATCCTCATCATCATCGACAACACCAGAAGCTCTGCCTTTTCGTCCCTGCCCTAAAAGCCTACCTTCTCCAGTTTCCCCTTGTTGTTTCCTGTACTCAGCTAAAGATATATTAGGAAGCCTCTCAAAACTACCTTCAAGAAAGTCTGCCCCTTCTGGTACAACATATTTTTGACCCGGACTATAAACATCAAAAGCTTTACCCGTAGCAGCATTAACTGTACTTTTAAGAACATTTGTTTCTTCAAACTCAATTCTCTTGTTCAAATTATCTACTTTTTGTTGCCTAATAGCAGCAGCTCTAGCAGCTTCAGCTTCCGCAGCCCTGCGATCAGCTTCCGCTTGAGCTTCTTTGTTTAATGTATTTTGCTGTTTGTTGGCTTCTCTATTTTGATCTAACCTCTGTAATCTTTGGTTAGATGCTTCAGCAGTTAAACCACCACCAGTTCTTAGTTGCCATTGAACATCACCATGACCTTTGTATCTGTCAGGTTGAGATGAATCTACACTATGTCTCTCAAAAGCAACATTACTTTCTAAATCAGCTTGAGGTCTACTTTCAACTTGACCAGTAACTTGATTGTAAAATGTTATATTACCATCTTGACCCGTTGAAGATACATCCGAATCACTTGGTCTATAAGTTCTTCCGGGATTTGATTGACCGCCCATTGTGTACCTAATAAATTAAAGGTTTGTTTATGTCTTCATCATCCATTTCATCTGCAAGCAATGGAGCCGTAAATCTTGTACCTCTAGCACCTCCGGGCCTATTCCTCATAGCGTCCTTTTCTTTCTTAGCTTTTAAAGCTATCTCTTCTGATGTTGGAGCTTTTAATTCATTAGGAACATTTACATCAGGTAAATCAACTGAAGAAGGCATAGGCATATCTGGAATGTCTGGTGCTATAACCTGAATAGGTTTCAACTCCGGTAAAGGAGGAGGTGGTGGTATAGCTGGTGCTGATTTCTTTCCCATTACTGTCTCCTAATATATAAGACCTTTTTGTCGTTCGTCATCTAACAGTAAACCTTTTGGCTTACCTGCACCTTTACTTTTTTTCTTTTTATCGACTGACTTATCATAAGGGTTTTCAGCCATTCTAAGAGTTTGATAACCTCCATCAAAAGTTCTAGGAGGTAAAGACTCTGATCTACTTGGAACTCTTTCTTTAAAACCCATAGAAGGTCTTTGATTATAAGGAAATGGAACTTTACTAGGCTCACCAATAGTTTTATCTAAATGCTTAACCTGTACAGAAACAGGTGCAATATTTCCTGTGGTTGGATTCTTAGGGGCAGCTCTAGCTTTTTCCCAAGCTCTCTTGCTTATAGCTTCCGAATTAGGTTCGCCTGAATCCCCACTAGATGCACTATTTAAAGCACCTTGAAACTTGACCATATCAAAAACATTAGTTCCCTTGTCATAATCAGGCTTAACAAACCGACTATAATCTTTGTCACCAAGAGTTTTCTTTATAAGACGTTGAGCATCCCTATTAGAAAGATTGCCCTCTCTTCTCATCCTTAATACATGAGTCAGCATATTAAGAGACATTAGTTAACCATCCCATCGTCATTATAAACCTCACCTGTAAACAGGTTAAAGTTTTCATGTGCATATTGTTGTTTACGGTTATTATTTATCATACCTTCATCTATAGCTTTCATAGCAGTAGCAAAAGCGTCGAAAGGATTACTAGCCCAATCATGTAGTGGGCGATTTTTGTAACAACCTCTTTTGTCATCCCATTCTTTCCTAAACGAATGCAAAGCTTTTATAAGACCACTGCATCTTTTTTCATCTATATGCACTCTACTAAAT